GTTACGCGTGAAAAAAGAATTATATTTGAACATCCTGAAAAATGTGTATATGCCGAAAGGAATGCGGTTATATTTAAAATATGCTGCAAGTATTCAGACAATCCAGAGCACACATACCGGCACTTGTTTACAAAGATAAAATTCTATCCTATTGCCGGTGGAATAAAGGTTAAAGACGATTTTTATTCTATCCAGACTTATGCAATATATGTTGCAAAGGTTCGCAAAGTTTCAATATACAAGGGGAAAATAGAGATTAGCCAAACGTTTAGAACAGAATGGATAACTCTGGAAGAAATGAAGCAGTTACAGATAGAGCGATCTATTTTGATAGAAGAAAACAACATAGACGAAAACAGAAAGTTAATTAACAAAATCAAGAGGATTAAAAAAAATGGCTAAAATTACAACAACCGGTGAATTGAGATCATTTCTTTGCTCTACACTAAACGGAATATCTAACGGAACTATTGATGCAGATAAAGCGCGCAATATCGTTAAAATAGCCGGGCAGATAAACGAATCATTCTACGCTGAAGTTAAGGTCGCAAGGCTTAAAATTGATCTTGATACAGAGATTGCAGACGTCGGGGAGTTAAAGATTGGCAATTAATTGGTAAATCACCGCTCAAAGGCCGCTAATCAGCGGCTTTCTTTTCTCATAACACTTCTGCTATACTCACAACGTGCAGGCGCGCTCCCGCTGGTTACCAGCTGGCCACTGGGCACATTCGGCCACTAACAGCACTATGGAGCATATAATGCATTGGCAGTCAATAGATTCAGCACCGAAAAACAGGCCCGTCTTGTTAGATGTCGGACTCCCTTGGGCCGTTTTTGGCATTTATAATGCCGAATCTAACGAATGGGTTTTTGCTGATTTGCAAGCTGAAGAAATAAGCCAAGATGTATATTCAAACTATTTTCAAAACGAGTATGAAAAAACACCAGTATCGTGGTGCGAACTACCAAACCCTGTGGATGTAAAATAATGGCACTCCCTGGGCACTTAGCGTAACTAACCAAAGGTAGCAGTAGTGCAAGAAGATACAAGCGATGATGCAAGGGCGGACGTTCTTACCAGGTTTAAAACTGGGAATCAAGCATGGAAGGCCAGAACAAAGCACGGACGTGACAAGCTGTTCGCTAACAGTGATATCCTGTGGGCCGCTTGTGTAGAGTACTTCGAGTGGAACTCAGCAAATCCGTTATGGGAAGCTAAGAGCTATCAATATCAAGGTGTGCCGGTTCAAGATTGCATACCAAAAATGCGGGCAATGACTATTGCAGGGCTGTGTATATTCCTTGACATAACGCCAGTAACGTGGAGAGATTACAAATCTAATCCCGATTTTTCTTTTATCATTGACAAGGTCGAGGCAATCATAAGGACTCAAAAGCTAGAGGGCGCGGCAGCTGACCTGCTTAATGCTAACATCATAGCGCGTGAACTTGGCCTTGCTGATAAGAATAACGTTGACGTTACATCTACCGACGGCTCTATGTCGCCATCAAAGCTTGACGTATCAAAACTGTCAGAAAGCGCGCTGCTGGAAATATTGAATGCTTCCCCTGAATCTCACGAACGCTGATCTTATCGAAGTTGAAAAGGAACTTTGCAAAAGGTCGTTAGTTGAATTCATTAGGCGCGCTTGGCACATCCTAGAGCCTGGAAACCCATACATTCACGGATGGCACGTCGATGCCTTGTGTGAGCATTACTCCGCTGTAACTAACGGGGACATTACGCGTATGGGAGTTAACATACCCCCCGGCTGCATGAAATCATCAATAGCTAATATCTACTGGCCAGCGTGGGAATGGGGGCCAAAGGGTATGCAGCATATCAAATTTATAGGGGCTTCTCACTCACGCGACTTGGCAATCAGGGATAGCCGGTTAATGCGCATACTGATTGAGTCAGAGTGGTATCAAGCCAGATGGCCTGTAAAATTAAATCACGATCAAAACGAAAAGCTTTTTTATGGCAATGAGCATAACGGTTTTCGTATGGCTGCTGCTGTAAATTCAACAACCGGCAGGCGTGCAGACCGGATTGTCTGGGATGACCCTCTAACTATATCCGGTGGCCTGTCAAAAATAGACAGAGAAAACGCCATTCTAACGCTAACGGAAACGCTACCGTCACGGGTGATAAGTCCAGAAAAGTCTTTTATCGGTCTAATCATGCAGCGAATACATGAGGAAGACCCTAGCGGATATATTGTTGAAAACTTCCCAGAGTGGGTGCATTTGTGCTTGCCGATGGAATATGATCCGGAGCGGGCAAAAGTAACTTCTATCGGATTCAGAGACCCTCGCACTAAAGATGGGGAGCTGCTGTTCCCTGGAAGATTCCCATCTGAAGTCGTAGAGCGAGATAAGAAAATAATGGGCGTGTACGCAGTAGCTGGCCAGTTTCAGCAAACGCCAATGCCGCGAACTAACGGCATGTTTGCGTGGGACAAGATAGAAATCGTTAGCGATGCGCCGCAAATGAAAACATGCAGGTATTGGGATAAGGCTGCCACCCAAGATGGCGGATGCAGGACAGCTGGCGTAAAGCTTGGTATTGATGCTAACAAGGTTGTGTATATCCTTGATGTTGTTGCAGGTCAGTGGTCGCCTGGGAAGAGGGAGGCTATAATACTTCAAACTGCGCAGCTTGACGGCAGAGATACGCACGTATGGATTGAAGAGGAGGGAGGATCAGGCGGCAAAGAATCCGCAGAATCGACCATAAAAAACCTTAGCGGTTTCGTTTGTCGTTCTGATAGACCGACAGGCGACAAGGAAACCAGAGCAGAACCGTTTGCCGTCCAAATGGAAATAGGAAACGTAAAGCTTGTTGAAGGCGCCTGGAATAAGGACTATATTGACGAACTAAAGAGCTTCCCTCGGGGAAAGTTTAAAGATCAAGTGGATGCAACAGCAGGCGCTTATGCAAAAGTTGCGCGCCGCAAAACAGCAGGTACTTTCTAAATGTCTAACGAAACATCAATACGGCAAGTGCTCTCAAGGATGGTAGATGACGTCTACGGGCGCCGCTATGCTGAAGTGTTTAAATACCCTGAAACCGTATCGCCTGAAGAGTTGTTCGAGAAGTGTCAGCGCGGCATAGGTTATAGGGTATCTACCGTTTACGCTAAGTCAACATGGCGAGAAATGCCAAAGGTAGACGGAACTGATGAATTTGTGGCTGCGTTCAATGCGTTAGACGAAAAGGTTAATCTGTTAGCCACACTGGCCAAGCTTGATATGTGCGCAGGCTTTGGCCATTACGCTGTGTTGGTGTTAGGCGTTAGGGATGGGCGCGCAATTGATCAGCCGATAAATATGGCAATACCGTTAGAGCTAGACTACATCCAGCCGTACGGTGAAAAAAGCGTTAAGGTGTTTGAGTGGGAAACAAACCCAATGAGCCGCCGCTTTGGCCTGCCGCTGCAATACCAGATCACCCGTAAATCGCCAAACCCGCAAAATATGTCAATGAGCAGCTTTAATGTCCACTGGTCGCGTGTTGTGCATATTGCTGAAGATGCAACCGATGATATAACGTATGGTGTATGCCGCCCCGAGCTTGTCATTAACAACCTTATCGACCTTGAAAAGCTGTTAGGTGGCGGAGCTGAACTCTACTGGAAGAATGCGGCATCTCTGTACAATATCAATATTCCTGAAACAGATATAGAGCTAGATCCGGCAGATGTAGAGAAGCTGAAGGCAGATTGGCAAGAAATGGAGGACGGCCTAACCAGAGTAGTTAGAACGCGCGGAATGAATGTATCTAACATATCACCAGGGCTTATGGGTGCTGACCCGTCAACGCTGATTGATAAAGAGATTGACTTTATATCGGGTACGTTAGCAGTTCCTAAACGCCTGTTAGTCGGCAGTGAAGCTGGCGAGCTGGCATCGTCTCAAGACGAAAACAACTGGGCTGGCCGCATTACAGAGCGCCGTAATATATACGTTATTACAAGCATCATAACGAAAGCAATAAGGCAGTTGATTGCTATCAGGATCTTGCCGGCTGGAATCAACACCCCCTGCTGGAATGATAGCGACAGCCTGGGCGGAGCGAAGCGCGCCTTAATTGCTGTTTCTAAAACTCAAGCATTGATGAACTACAAAAACACCATCGGAGGCGATGAGGTTATTTCGCCGATAGAGTTTAGGCGCTGGATTGGAGAAACCGGAGCATTGCCGTTAGACGCAATCGAGGAACAATTGCTTGCCGAGTCCGGCGACGACGGCGACGCAATCAGAGAGCTTGAAGACGATGTGTCATAGCTGCGACTCGAAGCAGGTGTTACGGGCTAATGCAGTAGACCGCATTGACCCGACGCACACTACTATGATCAGGCGCGCCTATGAGGCTGAGTTAGGCAAGCGGCTTCGATCACTTCGCGGTGCTATTGTTAAAAAGCTGTTAGATCAGGACGCGTTAGGCCTTCGCGTCAATTATGCGTTTACCCGCGATTCCACAAAGGCTGATTCTTTTATGGACTGGCTAAGGCAGGAACAAGGAAAGACGCTAGAAATATACACCGGCACACCGATGGCGTCATCCGATACCCATTGGTCGGCAACGTACATCGACAGAGCTTATATGGTAGGGGTTGGCCAGGCGGCCAATTCGTTGCGCAAGGGCGGTGCTACTGTTGAGCAACCATGGATTGCTGAGGCATTCCGCAGGCCGATACATGCCGACAGGGCGGGAATACTACACACGCGAAACTATGCAGGGCTGCAAGGCATATCTGCAAAGATTGAAGCCGGCGTAGCTAAAGTGTTAACTGAAGGTATTATTAACGGCGTTGGTGCAAAGCAAATGGCACGCACTATCAATGCCCAGGTTGTTAGATATACCGGTGATGCCAAGCGGCTTGCGCGTACAGAGATAATCAATGCCCATGCCGAATCCACGCTTAACTCGTTTGTCGAGGCTGGCATTCAAGGGGTGGAGGTGGAGGCGGAAATGCTAACGGCTGCTGATGCCTGCACGCAGTGCATGGAACTGAAAAAGAAAGCACCGTTTAAAATATCTGAAGCACGCGGACGAATACCGGTTCACCCAAATTGCCGGTGCGCATGGAAGCCGATCGTCGTTAACGGAACCGGAATAAACCTAAGGTGATTATTGACAAGCTGAAAGCGTTAGGCTAGGCTTTAGAAAAATAACGGGTTTGCTATGTTTAATACAGATAAGCTAACGGTAAATTGTAGTGGGGTTGCAAACGATGGCGGCAAATTTGTCGTGCCTTGCGTACTGGTTCAGGAGCAGGTTCTTAATGGCGGCCTTCTTACTATTGATCAGATCACAAAATCACTTGCAGCATGGGCAGGTAAGCCTGTTGTTATCAGCCATCCTAACGATCCAGCTGGCAATTATAAGTCAGCAATCGACCCGCAAGTTTACGAAACGCAGCTGATAGGATTCGTTTTCAATCCGCGAATAGAAGATAAAAAACTGCTAGGCGATTTGCACCTCGATGAAAAAATGATATGCAAAGCAGGTCATTGCGAGCTTAACGAGCGTTTAAAAGCCGGTGAAATTATCGAGGTTTCTACCGGTTACATGTGCGAAGTACAGAAAATACCCGGCATGTTTGGCGATGTGCCTTATGACGAAATCCAAGAAAATATAGAGCCAGACCACTTAGCCGTACTGGTAGACGAGATCGGCGCTTGCAGTATCGCTGATGGATGTGGTACAAATAGGGCAAATAAATCAATCAAACACAACAACAAAGGTGCTGTTATGTGGAAAGAAAAGGTACAAGCGTTAGCCAAACAGCTGCGCACTAACGAAAAATTAACGCCTGAGCAGTTCGACGTAATCATGGCAATGGACGAAGAGCAGGCTGCTATTGCTGCCACTTTGATGCAGGCGTCTGCTGATGCTGCCAAGGCTGCACCAGTAGAGCCTCCAAAAACTGAAGAACCGACTGTAATGTCTGAAGACAAGGTGGAAGAAATTGTTGCTAACAGAATGGCTGCTTTTATCGAGCGTCAACCACTTGTTAATGCACTGATTGCTAACGCCGGAATGACTCACGAAGAGCTTTCTTCTGTAAGCACAGCGACACTGAAAAAGCTCTGTGCTAACGCAATCGCACCAGACTTTTCAGGCGCTAACGGTTTTGGCCAATCAACTGGTTCAGAAATTGTTGTAAACTCTAACACCGCTCCTGTGCCTGTTGGCATTGTGCAGCGCAAAGCTTAAGGGGAAAAATTATGTCAAGTGAAGATACTTCTAAAACGATTTTGCTGCGCGGCACTGGCGTACAAGGCGAGGCCATAGCAAGCGGCGCGATTACCCCCGGTCATTTGATTTTGGTAGGTGGTACAACTGTCGCCGTTCACGGCACGGCGTTAGCCCCTGCAATGCCTGCATTTGCCGTTGAATCAATGGACGGTGGCACGATTGATACAGATTACGCTGCTGATGATAACGTGTATTACGTCATTGCGTCATTCGGTAGTTGTGTTAACGCTCTGTTAAAAGCAGGCGAAAACATTGCAGCTAAAGACAAGCTGGTTTCAGCTGGTGACGGCACGCTGAAGAAATTCGCAGCGGCTTCGGGCGGTAACGTCGTTGCCATTGCTGATGAAGCGGTTAACAACTCTGCCGGTTCGTCTGCTGTACGCCTGAAAGTTTTGACCGGCCCTGTCGGCTACATCGAAGCAGTCTAACACTAACGCATTAAGAGGATAAAAAAATGAGTCAAATTGAATACATTAGCAATGCGTTAGCTTCCGGCATTGATGGCGTAATGGCCTCTCGTCCGTTTGTTTCGCAATCAGGCAAGAACGCCGGTAAAATGGTAGTTATTGCCAACACAGGTCGCTTTGATACTAACGGCAAGCCTGTACTAGTAGAGAAGGTTTTAGCCACCAACGCTAACGAAACGTCTCTGCGCGGTTCGGATTGGGTTAACATTGACCGCGTGGTTGTTGAGGCTGCAACTCAACGCCTGGCAATTGTTGACGACCTTATCCAGGCAGGCATGACTTATGCAGCTGGTGACCTTGGCACTATCACTACCGAGTGGGACGCTGTTAGCGAGCTTGATACCGCATCGGTGACCATTGATGGTGAAACCGAGTCGAACAAAGACAGACAACTATTCCGCCCTGATGGTGTTGTTATTCCGATCATTCACAAACAGTTCTCAATTCCAAAGCGCCAATTACTGGCTTCTCGCCGTAATGGTGCAGGAATTGATACTACCCATGCAGCAGCAGCGGCCCGCGCCGTAGCTCGTATGTCAGGCAGCATTGTGTATAACGGCCATAACATTGCAGCTAAGGGCACTAAAGACCTGCGTCATGCAATCCCTGGTCTGTTGACACACACAAGCCGCCAGACTGAAAGTATGACAAACTGGCGCAGCACAGGCGTAACACCAGAAACAATTCACTCAGATATTTTGAAGTTGATCAAAAAGGCAGAGAAGGGCGCGCGCGCTTTCGGCCCTTACATGCTGTATGTTTCCGGCGCCGTGTGGCATCGTTTCCGCGAAGATTTCAAAGCGAATTCTAGCATTACACTGCTACAGCGTACACAAGAAACTGACGGCATCGTAAACGTGCGTGTTGATGATTCATTGCCTGACACTGCTGTTGTGTTAGTGCAGTGGTTGACTTCAACAATCGACCTTGCGATTATCAGCAACATCAATACATTGCAATGGCAATCAGCAAGCGGCTGGACTGAAAACTTCCAGGTGTTTGCTGCATGGGCGCCACGTATCAAAGCTGACTATGATGATCGCCTTGGCGTTGTTCACGGCACTATCGCAAGCTGATAGATACGCACACAGGCCGCCAAGTGCGGCCTTTTTTTTGCGCT